CATGGTTCTTATCCTTTTTCTTTTGTTTTTCAACACGTTTTTCTTTAAGAGTCATCTTTGGCTCTTTCTTTTTATTAGCATTACCCTTTTGTTCTTTATTTGCCATTAGTTACTCCTACCTTTGTTTTTGGATATGGACCAAGATCTGCTTTAACAGTCCCGTCTTTTCTTAAACGAACAATTCTTCCATTTTTTATTTGTAATGGATTAAATGCATGGTTTTTAAAAAAAGATGCTGAAGATTTTTTAGACATTATTTTTCCAATGTCAAAGGATTAAATGCTCCACCCCAAATACTTTTGGTTGTAGATTTTGATTCTGACTTATATGTGCCACCACGACGTTTATATTCTTGAACTACCCAAGAGTTAGCGACAGCAGATGGATAAACATCAAATTTATCTTTTGCTGCTTGGACAACTGCTGCATAAAGTTTTGGATTGGATGGTTCACTTCCACCACTTCTTGGTTTAATAAAATCTTCATACTTTGGCTTTGCTTTACCCATGTTGTCATCCATTTCATTTAATTTGCCGACAGGAACACAGTTAGGAACCTTGCGCCCACCTTTGTCTTTCATTCCACGTTGCTCATATCCAACCCAGCATTTCTTTTCCATGTTATCCCATTTATCTTCATCTTGATTATCTGAGTTATAAGATTTTCCTATTTGAACTGAGTACATATTTAACAAATCTGATTGCGATGGCATTGCTGGAATTCCAGTCCCACTTGATCCAACTTCTACTACCATGTCAACAGATACAGAGAGTGACTCCATTTTTACAACCTCTGACATGCGATGATAAAAAACGTATGGTTGCTCTTCCCATGCGCCATCTTCTTCTTTATAAGCACGAACAATAACTGGCTTATCATCTTCAGCATATTCCATTGAATATTCAGAACCAGGAAGTCCAAGAAGCCCAGGGTTTGTCATTACATACTCAACACGACCAGCCATAATTTCATCGTCCTCATGGACAAACATTACAAAATCGCCCTCTACAACATTACTCATGCTTTTATTATATCAGACTTATTTTTTACGAGTTAGACGTTTAAGTTCTTCTATAGCCCAGACGTCTTGCTTGCGTAGTTTTGAAATTTCTACAGGATCAAAAGACTTATTTGTGATTGTTACTATTGGCTCTTTTGCTAAAAAATCTATGTCTACATAGCCTCTTTCCCATAATGAAAGTATCTCAGCATTAACTCTATTAAGATGATCTTTATAAAGTTCTGGCATTACCTCTTGAATTTTGGAGGTAAATGAATATAACAAGGAACCATCTTCAGAATCAACACCCGCAACCTCAAGTGCTCCTTCAAGAATTAACTTTTCAATCATTTCGTTTTCATCTGAAATCATACTTTTCCCATCTGGATTAAATATTCTTTTGAATAGTTTTTTCATAATTAATAAAATTCTCTAATTCTTCCCTTGTTTTTGCTCCAGTTATGCGATTAAGTTCTTTACCATTTTCAATTAATATAAAGGTTGGAACTGATTTTACTTCAAATTTTTTTACAAGTAGTTGTTCATAATCTGCATCTACCATTTGAAAATCAAAACCTTCTTTTTTCATATCTTCAACAACTGGTCTTGTTTTTTTACATGGACCGCACCACTCTGCAGTAAAATAAAAAACAGTTTTCATTTTTTAAATTTTGATCTAGTTATTTTAAGCGCTTCAAAGTCTTTAACTTTGGCATCCCCCATGTATCCCCAAGCATAGCCATCATTAATCATCTTATCGTTGACAGATTCTGTATCTCCATTAACATAAAGCCAACCTAGAATACGACCATATTTTTCTGATGAATCCATTTTTTCAGTTTTAATTACAACAGACTTAGCATCTTTAAGATGTTTCTTTAAATACTCCTTGGACTCAAGGCCAAGTGCCTTTTCAGCAAGATCTTTTGTTCTTGATTCAGGTGTATCAATACCAGCCAGACGAACACGAGATGCAAATAAAATATCAAACCCTAAGTCAATTACAACATCAATTGTGTCTCCATCAACAACGTTTTTTACTTCTTTTACAAAATACTCATACATTAGTTTGCACTCCCCATTAGTCTATTTTCTGTAAGTTTTTCACGTTCATCAATAATTTCAAGCATGAAAGACATCATTTTTTTATATGAATCTGGATCGTTCATTATTCCATTATAGTGATGATTGCAAAACATTAATTCTCCAGAAGTACCCGTAACTTTTGTTAAGGCCTGTGCTTGGCATCTATCACAACGGTCATTAGCATTTAATATATATTCTTTTGAAACTACGCTTGGGTGTTCTTTAACAATGTTAGTCATAGTATTATTATACATCTACTTTCTGTTGTCGGTTGAATAAAATCCCTTGCCATTAAAAACTGCTCCTACATTAGAGTATACACGAACTAAAGATCTATTGCAAGTTTCACAACTATATCCTGGGTCAGAATCACTAATAGATCTTTCTTTTACTACTCTGCTACCGCAAGGCATACAATCATATTCGTATGAAGCCATAATTAATCCACCTTCTTTTCATGTAAAAAACATATAATATTAACTCTATCTCCGTCAACAACTTCTTCTACTTCATGAGGAACATCTTCCGAACCAATAAAAGTAACTAATGTTCCAGGATCTGGTTTCATAGTTAATTCTTGATTTGGAAATATTACATTTCCACCAGTATAAGAATTTGTTAAATATAGTATGGCAGAGTAGTCTTTAGAGTATTTTTCCTCATAATTGTCAACATGTAATAGATTTTTTCCACCTTTTTTCATATGACTATAAAAATATGATTTTAATACAAGATTTTTATTAAAAATATTTGATGCGGTTTTTTCAATATTAGTGAGCACTCCTGTAAAAATATCAATTCCTAAGTTTATGTCTTTTTCATCACTACTTGCAGTTATTTTTTCAATACCGCTAACACTAAAAGATTCTTTTTCACCTTTTCCAGGACCTCCAAAAATTCCAACCTTTTCTGATTGTCTCAAATTATCTCTAGAAAAAGTTGAAACTAAAAGTTCACAAGTTTCTAAAAATAAAAAATCTTTAATATAAAATATTTTATCTTTTAAAACTTCTACTTTTTTGTTTGACTCCACTGGTTCTCCTAATTTTTAGGAGCAGTTTTTTACAGTCATACTCAGGACTATGCCAGGTATTTAAAGTCGCTGTCTCCCCCGACTTATTTATTATACTACTTTATCTTGATTGTTTTTGGTTTCTTTTCTTCTGGAACAATACGATCAATGCTAACATTGAGCATACCATCCTTAAGATCTGCACCAGTAACTTCCATATATTCACCAAGAGCAAATGATCGTATAAATTTACGACCAGCAATTCCTTTATGAACAACTTCAGCATCTGTAACTTCTGTGATTTCACCTTTTATCACAAGAGTTCCATTATCTACTGACACATCAATATCTTCTTTAGTAAATCCTGCAATTGCAATAGATAAACGATATGTATCTTCATCTAGTTTAAGAAGATCATATGGAGGGTATGATTGTGAATTTACTTTGTGTGCTGTATTTAATCGGCCTAACTCTCTGTTAAAACCAATAAAAAAAGGATCATTGAATAGATCCATTGCAAACTGTGTTACCATTTTATTCCCCTTTCAAGCGAATAAGTTAATGTATCCCCGAAGGCAATACATAACTATTATAGCAGAAATGTGAACTTATGTCAAATTAGATTATGAAGAAACTAAACTATCAGAAAAGGCAGGATTAATTGGAGATTTTGCTCCTGCAATTAATTTTTCTATTTCACTACAGATTAATGAATATTCTTCATTAAAAACTTCCATGGTTCTTCCTTCACCCATACTTGCAGGCTTTCCTTCTAATATTAATTTATCTTTAAGAGTTTTTTCTATGTCATAATTTAATGTTGTGCATGCAAAATGTTTTACAACATATCCATCTTTATCTATCAAATATTTTTCAAAGTTTCCTCCCATTTGGGCACCATTATAAAATCCAAGATTTAACCAAGGAGATAAATATCCTCCTTCTGGAGTTTCATTTTTAATGTCGCCATTAAGATTCATTTTACCTAGTGTTAGCATTTGATCTGCAATTTCCTGATATAAATCATGTGGTGGTTTAACTGGTTGTCCTAAGCCATTTACCCCTTCAGGCAAGTTATTACCTAATGTATGATTAAGGTCTGGATTTGGATTAGATGAAACCATTTCTGAAAACTTAAAGGTAGTCCCGTAAACTTCTTCTCCGTATGCTTTTGAGTCTGCACCGCAAGTAATTCCTTGTGACCATTTACCCTTAGTGACTCCTGGTCCGCAATAGTCATTTGTTGGCACAGCAATAATTTCAAAACCCTGATCTTGATACTTTTCTTGTAGCCACTGTAAAACTTCCATCTGGTTGGCGTTTCCACAACCAACAGTTGTATTAACAATTAGAGTTACTTTATTTTTAAATTGATCTAAATGGTTTGCAGTACCTTCTGCAGAATTTAATGGTATCTCATATAAAGGTTTCATAGGTTAATTATATCATCTTTTAGTATTAACGTTTGTACCCCCAAGGGGAATTGAACCCCTGTTACCACCGTGAAAGGGTGATGTCCTAACCACTAGACGATGAGGGCTTAGAGCGGATAGCGGGAATCG